CTGTAGATGTTTACTACCCTACAGTTGAGCAGAGTGAGTATGGAAATGTCAAGAAGACTTGGATTCATAATAAAACTGTAGCCTGTAATTTTGCTCCACCAACAACAAGGGCAAAGCAAGAAGTTGTGCCAAATGTGAACATTACAAAAGATATTGTTTTAGTTGGAAGAACAAGATCAGATATTAGATTTTCAAACCAAGAAGTTGGTACAGCATATACCAATGTCGTACTAACAAACATTAAAGATTCAGCATGTAACCAGGTATATATTGAAACATCTGGTGCAAGAATGGGCAAAGCAACTATTTTTGAAATTGCTGCTATTGAACCAATAGTTGGGCCATTTGGATCTGTAGAGTTCTACAAGATTGTAATTAGAAGATCTGAGAACCAGGGTGTAGATATCTAATGATTACAGTTAAGTTTGATGATTCAAATTTTGTTAAAGATATGAATAATATTGTTGAATATTCTATTGGATTTATTGATGGGGCTAAAAAGGCAGAGCCAGTATTGCTTAAAAATCTTGGAGATTTGGTGCAGCAAAAACTGGGTGAGTTTGTGGATGCCATGGCACGTATGGAGCCACGTAGACTACAGCACGTATATGAGTTTGGCATGAATGGATCCGAAGGTGCTAGACTATTTGATATTTCATATACTACTTCTGGTAAAGGATTAACTATCTCATCTGATTTCAGACAGTCTACAATAGCAGGAAGATCTGGAGATATTTTTTATAATAAAGCATACATTATGGAAAATGGTATTCCAGTAACAATAAAGCCAAAAAAGAAAGTCCTTGCTTTTGAAGATAATGGTGAAACTGTATTCACGCAAAAGCCAGTTACTGTGAATAACCCTGGAGGCACAGAAGCCAAGAATGGATATGAGCAAACTGTAAGATCATTTTTTGAAAATTATTTTTCACAATCATTTTTGCACACAACTGGTTTAGATAAGGATTTGTCAGAAGCCAGAGAATATAAAGCTGGCTTAGGATCTGCCAAAGTTGGCGGTAGAGCAGCAGGAGAAAGACAGGGATATTACTGGATATCTAAGGCAGGAGCTAGAGTATGACAATAATCAATTCAGCAGAACAGGCAGCTAATTTAGTAACCACACCTATGATGTGGATTAATAAGTATATGCATGAGCAAATAACTGAAATTCTGGGTCTTGACATGCCAGCATTCTTTCCTACATCACCAACCACCTTGGATGATCTAACACAGTCATTCCCACAAGGTGGTGTAGCCTGTGTATACGATAGAATGGGCAGAATGAGAAGAACAAGTTTCCCACATATTAAGGGCGAAGAGGCCATCTATTATTTCTATGCAACGGCAGAAAACTCAATTGAGAATATGATCAGAATCCAAGAACTAGTCATGAGACTAATGGACCGTGAAGATGAGACTGCTGAGGAAATCAATAAGTGGATGAGAGGCAAGACTATTTCTGGAGTTCCACCACTATTTTACTTCCACAGATTTAAGGTCTACCAGCTCCAGGAAACTAGGGATATTATAGACTTTGGTACAGCCAGAACAATTGCTGGAAATAAGTTCATTATTGATTTTGAATACCACAGAATGCCTGACATCACTAACGCATAATTAATAAAATACTAAAAAGGGCTGTATACTTATACTTGAGGAAACACGCCTTTTATATATCTAAAAAGAGGTGAAATATATGGCATATACACGTGGAACCAGTGCAAACATCATCGTTGGTGCTGCTGCTCTCTTCACATTTGAAGGAAACACAGCTCTCACCGCTGCTGATTTGCCAGCTTACGTTGATAACGAGTCTTTCAAAGACACACTTACAGCGGATGCAGACTTCCGTAACGTAGGTTATACTTCTAACGGTCTAGAACTTCAATTCCAGCCTGACTTCGGTGAGGTTACAGTTGACCAGGTTCTTGACGCTGCTAAGCTTTTCAAGCAAGGTATGAAGGTTAACCTAAAGACTACATTTGCCGAGGCCACACTGGAGAACTTACTCTTTGCACTCGCCAGCAAGGATACAAATCTTACTTCAGCTACTGGCCTACAGACCCTCAACCTATCAGCAGGTGAACTTGGCGAATGCCCAGTAGAGCGTGGATTGGTTGCAGTAGGTCCTGGTACAGGTGACTGTGCAGCAAATGAGGAAAGAATCTATGCAGCATATCGTGCTTTGTCAATCGACAGCGTAACTGTCGCAGCAAAGCGTGACGCAGCAACTCAGTTTGACGTTTCTTTCCGTCTGCTCCCTAACGACAACGCATCTTATGGTAAGATCGTTGACCGTACAATTTAATTTAATAATTAAATAGATAAGCTGCCCTGAGATTATATCTTGGGGCAGTTTTCTTTTTGCTATAATAGTTTAATGGCTACTAGAATTCAAGAAAAGGCATTCGTTGAAACAATTGACGGACTGTCTATTTTAGTTCAGCCACTAAAAATCAAATACCTTAGAGAGTTCATGGATGAATTTGAATGGGTTAAAACAGCTCAAGACGACAATGAAGCCACTGGATTTTTAGTTGGATGTGCTAGGGTAGCTATGAAACAGTTTTATCCTATATTCACTACTAATGATGATATAGAGGATAATTTTGATATGCATAATTTAAAAATAATTCTTGATTATGCAGCTGGTATCAAAATGGAGCCAGAAGAGGATGACCTAGCTAAACAGGCAACATCAGAAGAAAATACAACCTGGGATACACTTGACTTGGCAAAGCTAGAGTCAGAAGCTTTTTTGCTTGGCATATGGAAAGACTTCGATGAGTTAGAAGAGTCAATATCAATTCATGAACTAACTACCTTACTTGAGGCAAAAAGAGAGCAAGACTATAATGATAAAAAGTTTACTGCTGCACTCAAAGGCATAGATCTTGACGAACAGTCTGGACGTGCAGAAGATGATCCATGGGAAGCAATGAAGGCTAGAGTATTTGGTGGAACGAATGATCCAAATGATATCATGGCATATCAAGGTGTAAATGCTAGCAAAGCTGGGTTTGGCATTGGTATGGGATTAGACTATGAAAAAGTCTAAAAATATACCCGTATTATGATATAATTAAACAATACATTAAGGAGACAATAATGGCAACTACCGTAAACGAAAAGAAGACGGTATCACTAATCGATGGAACAAAGATTGAACTAAGACCGCTTAAGATTTCCCTTCTTCGACCTTTCATGAAGAAATTTGAGGGAATTGCAGCAGTAGCAGAAGACAACACAAAGTCAATGGATCTACTTATGGAGTGTGTGCTTATTGCACTGCAACAGTATAAGCCAGAGCTCACTGACACAGAATACCTAGAAGAAAATCTAGATCTTCCAACAGTCTATCAGATTGTTGAAGAGGCTTCAGGTATTAAGCTAAGCGAAGCCCAATTTGGCTCAATCGCTGGCTAATAGTTTATAAAGAGGTGTAAATGAATGGCTGATGTCGAATCCAATATTAATATTAATATTGATGCGTCTCAAGCACTAGCAAATTTAAGGGCTCTTCAACGAGAGATATCAGCCTTTCATACACAAATGGCAAAGGGTGGTGCTGCAGCACAGGCAGCATCAAATAACCTTTCTCAGAATCTAGTCAACCAAATCAATGCTACTGGAAAGTTTTCTGCCCAGTTTACTAATGTTGCTTCAACAACAGAAGCATTTACAACAGCACTAGAAAAGAATCAGTTTACTCTTAGAGAGTATTTTAGATATACAGGTGCAGCAACAAAAACTTTTGGCAAAATGTTTGCACAAGAGTTCGACACAATTAGCACAGTTGCTCGTGAACGTGTAAAAGATCTTCAATCACAATATATTAAGCTTGGAAAAGATGCCAATGGTGCTATTCAGGCAATCAAGGTACGCCCACTCGCTCTTGATATGGATGATCTTGGAACTAAAACACAAATTGCTGCACAAAAAACACAGATTTTAAATCAGCTACTTCAGCAAGGTTCTACAAACCTACTTAACTTTGGTAAGAATACTCAATGGGCTGGTCGTCAGCTAATGGTTGGTTTTACCATTCCATTGATGATGTTTGGATCACAAGCAGCTAAGGCATTCCAGGATGTTGAGGAGCAAATGATTCGCTTTAAGAGAGTCTATGGAGACCTACAAACAACTTCTAAAGATGCTCAGGCTGCAGCAGATGATGTAAAGAGACTTGCCTCAGAGTATACAAAGTATGGCATTGCTGTTGCAGATACTATTAAGCTTGCTGCAGATGCAGCTGCAACTGGTAAACAGGGTGCAGAACTTATGGCACAGGTTGCTTCTGCAACAAAGCTTGCAGTTCTTGGCGGTATTGATCAGCAACAGGCACTACAGACAACTATCTCATTGACCAATGCTTTTGGTATTGCTGCAGATGATCTCGCTAAAAAGACTAACTTCCTAAATGCTGTTGAAAACCAGACTGTTACATCTATCGATGATCTAACAACAGCTATCCCTAAAGCTGCACCAGTTGTCAAGCAACTTGGTGGTAACGTAGAGGACCTTACATTCTTCCTTACAGCTATGCGTGAGGGTGGTGTAAATGCTGCTGAAGGTGCTAACGCACTTAAGTCTGGTCTTGCATCTATGATTAATCCAACTAAGGCTGCATCAGATATGCTTGCTGGGTTTGGTATTAATATTAGAGGTATTGTAGACTCTAATGCTGGTGATCTAAAGGGAACAGTTATTGGAGTAGCTAAAGCACTTGATACACTGGATCCACTAAACCGTGCACGTGCTATTGAAACTATGTTTGGAAAGTTCCAGTTTGCACGTATGTCTGCCATGTTCCAAAACATTACAGATCAAGGTTCTCAGGCAAATAAAGTTCTTCAATTAACAACAGCTACCTCAGAAGAATTAGCAATCCTGTCTGAACGAGAAATGAAGACAATGGAAAACTCACCATTGTACAAATTTAAAAAAGCAATGGAAGATCTTAAGGCAACACTTGTACCAATTGGTGAGCAATTCCTAAAAGCAATTACTCCAGTGATTAAATTTATTGGCGGAATTCTTGAAAAGTTTAATGATCTAAGTGATGGTTCAAAGAAGTTTGTTGTAACGCTTACAACTATTCTTGCTGGTATTGGTCCAGTAGCACTTATGACTTTTGGTCTTCTTGCTAACGGCGTAGCAAACATTATCAAGTTATTTACATCAGTCAAGAGAGTATTTAACGGTGCTGGTGGAGCATCACAAGATCTTGGGTCACAAACAAGATTTATGACACAAGCTCAAATTGAAGCTGCAGCTGCTGCATCATCTCTTGATCAGGCTCACTCAGCATTAAAGCAAACATTTACATCTGAAGCTAATGCTGTAGATATGCTAACTGCTGCATATCAAAGAGCAATCACAGCACAGCGTGGATTCTCAGGTGGCCCAGTTCCAAATACAAGACCAACTAAGCCAAAGAATTTTGCAGATGGTGGAGTTGTTGTAACTGGTCCTGGCGGTCCAAAAGATGATGCAATTCCAGCAAACCTATCAAACGGCGAGGTTGTACTTTCTGTAGATACAGTAAATAAAAACCCTGGTGTTGTTGCTGCACTTCTACAGGGAAGAAAGATTAATGTTCCAGGATTCTCAAATGGATCTGGTGCAGAAAAATTTGTAAGTAGTGGAATGGGATATAGCCAAGGACACTTCTCTGGATTTAGTGAGCACACTGGACAGCAACTTCTTGATATGGCAAAGAATGATCAAGACCTAGCAGCTATTAGAAGTAGACTACAAACACAAGCTGAATTGCTATCAAAAATAACTGGCAATGAAGTTAAGTATGAAGATATGCTTACACGCAAATTCCAGACATACGACAACAGAGTTGTTGGTCAGTCTATGGCTCTTAACACAATGCTTGGACAATCATCTGGCAAGGGTGGACAAGCAACAGCAGACTTTGTACAAAGAGAATATGCAGGACAGCGTGAGCAAGCACACGGTATGGCTGCTAACTTTATGAAGGCAAATGGTGTAACTCCAGAAAAAATTCAGGTAGCAATGACAGACCTAGCTGATGAGGTAGATGCAGGAATTGCAGACTTTATTGCTAAAACAGGTAAGTCAGCCAAAGATGTTAAGATGTCTGGACAAGATCTTGATAAGGTTATGCAGACTGCATATGAAAAGGTAGCATCACGCAATAAAGATTTAGCACAAGCATATGCAGGAATGTCTGAAGTAGCAGGTATTGCTTCTGTAGAAAAAACTAGCACAGGATCAAATAACAGACTAGCTCTTTCAAGATTTAGAACATGGTACAAGAGAAGTTCTACTAAAGATGAAAACTATACAGCTGGTATGGAGTATTCAGATCAGCCAGCATACCTTGCTCAAGTAGCAAAGCGTAAGTTTAGAGGCGACAACCTAACACTTGCCAAGAAGGTAAGAGATGCAGACCCTGAAGGATTTAGAGATCTACTTCAACAGGGCGATGCAAAGAAGCGTCTAGCAATGCTTAAGGCAATTGCAAAGAAGCACGGTATTGCAGTTATTGATGAAATGGGCAAGGGTGCACAAGAAGGTCTTGATGAAGGACTACAAAATGCATCTCCATCAAAGAGAGCAAGGAAGTCTGGTAACTATGGTGCTGAAGGTTATATTGAAGGTCTAGAATCAAAGCCAGATGCTGCAACTCAGGCTGGTAAAAGAAATGCTAAAAGAGCTAATGATGGTATAGAATCAGAAGTTGCAGCTGCCAGAGCAGCTGGTAAAAAAGTTGGAACAGCAGCAGCACAAGGTGTTTCTGAGAGTACTGGTTCTACTGGTCCAAGAGATATGTCTGGAACAGGTCTTCAAGGCATGTTTAATAGAAGCAAGCTTGGTGATAAGTTTAATAATAGTGCATTTGGTCAAAGACTTAATGCTAGAGCAGCATTCTCTGGTGGTGAGCCAACAGCTATGGCTCAAGGTCTTCGTAAAGCTGGTGGAGTTGGTATGGGCGTTACATCAGCTCTTGCTATGGCATCTGCAATTCCTGGCCCAATTGGACAAACTGCACAAAGTATTCTACCAGTAGCAAGTGCTATTACAACAGTTCTACCAATGTTATCATCACCAATTGGAGTAGCAGTGCTTGCTATTGGTGCTCTTGCAGGTGCAGTATACATGCAGAAGAAAGCATTTGACGATGCACAAAATGCAACATTAGATTTTGCCGAAAAGGTTGGCGTTTCTACTAAGGCAGTCGAATCATTTAGTAAGTTCGCTGGTACAGTATCTGCTTCTGAGGTAATGCGTAAGCGAAGAGAAGGAAACATTAATCCTTTCCAGATTCAAACAGGAAAAACAACCTGGGGACAATCGTATGTTCAAAGTGAAGATGGCAAAAAGCAAGTTCAAAATGTTAAGGCAGACATTAAGAAAAATGGTGCAGGAGCTCAGTCAAATATTGTTGCTCAAACAGCTGCAGCTGTGATGGATGGCTCTATGTCTGCAGCACAAGCAAGAAGCTATATTGCTGCAGTAGGACAACAACTTGGAGATACCTCATTCTCTATTAAGGCAAATGCTCAGCTAATTAGTCTTATTGGTGTTAATGGAGAAAATATTCTAAAAGATGGTATGGCCATTAGAACTAAGCTTATTGAAGATCAAAGAGCTAAGACGACAGCATCAATGAAAGATCTGCAAAAGGCTTCAGCATTTAATGGCGGAGATCTTGGAAATACCGCACTTGGTGTAGGTGGCGGTGCAGCAGCAGGTGCAGTAGCAGGTGCAATTGCTGGTAGTGCAATTCCTATTATTGGAACAGCAGTTGGAGCCATTGGTGGTGCAATCATTGGTGGTGTTGCAGGAGGAATTTTCGCTCAACAAGATAGACAAAAGAGAATTGGTAATGCGTCTGCTGCTACTGTAGCAATGCAAAAACAAGAGCTTGAAGTAGAACAGCAAATGCTTGACTCACTCGATATGGAGTATGAGAAGAAGTATGCTAACCTAATGGCTGCTGGAAAACAAGCAGAAGCTGAAAAGCTTACAAATGATTATCTTGCAAATAGACAGGCACTTCTAGATCAGCAAGCAACAACAGTGCAGAATATGGCTACTAGCTTCAAGTCAGCAGACTCAGAAGTTCAGGGTGCCCTAATGTCTGGTGTTGATAAGGCAGTTACTAAAAAATACAAGGGAACAATGTATGAAGACATGGTTGGCCTTGCTAATGATAAGCTTGCATCATCTGGTCTTAGCCAAGAGAAAGTCTTTGTTCTAAAAACTGAAATGGCAGCAGGAAATATTGATCCTATGAAGATGATCAATATTATGAATACTTTTGCTGGAGACCAAAAAACTATTGATAAAGTTCTTAGCATTATTACAAAATTTGGTGGTGCAACTGGTGCACAAACAGACCAAGTAATGGCACTATTTGATGGTAATAAGGCAATTCAAAAAAGTATTGTTACAAAGGTATCTGCAGCAAAAACATCTAAAGATGCACAAAGCATATTGAATATGTGGGCTGCAATTGGATCATCTACAGCACGTAGCAAAGACTTGAAGGTTGTGGCTGATTTTATTGATAAGAATCCTGCTGTACAAAAGAAACTTTCTGGAATTATTGATACTGTTAATAAGCATCAGGGTAAGTTTAAGATGGACTTCATTACAAACTTCCTGGGTGATAATAAGGGTGCAATGGATGCTCTTAAGCAAGACATGGACTATTTCAACAAACTGTCTGATAAAGAGCAAAAGGTATACCTAACAGAACTTGCAGTAATCTCTACTAAGGTTATTTCTGCTAAAGATCCTCTAGTTCAGACCTGGCTAAAGGGTGCAGGTTCTTCATATGCTAATTCAACAGACGGTGAGCAACTTGCTGCATATCTTGCATATGATGCTCAGACTGTTACTAAAGCTGCTATTGATACAACCAGCAAAAAGCCAGGACCTGGAGCAGGCGGTGGTGGCGGTGGTCCACAGGCATCTGCTATCGATGGTCTTACAAAAGAACTTCGTGATGTACAAAAGAACCAAATTGTTCCAAAGGTTGGTTGGGGTGCCAATATGAGCATTCTTCGTAACCTTTTCTCTGGTAAAGATTCAAAGGGCAAGGATAAGAAAGAACTAACACTCTTCAGTGGTCTACAGAACGACATGAGAGCTAAGGGTGCTGGCGAAGATCTTATTCAGCTTATTGCTGGTATGGACCCTGCTGAATTTGAAAAACACAAAAAAGAACTCTTTAACTTCGATAAGAAGGGCAATATTAAGTCATTTAAGTCTGATCTAGTTACTATTGGAGAAGCACTACGATCTATTCAGCTTGGTAAGTTTGTTGATCAACAGCAAGCTGTACTAAAGCAAACTGGAGAACAGGGCTCTGCACTAGAAAAGCTTAAAAAGGCTGGTGTTGATACTGCTACTGCATATTCAATGGTTGCTGACCAGGCAACTGCATCTGCTATTGCTAACTCTAAGTTAAGTCCTGCTAAACTTCAGGAGATGGCTGCTGCTGCTAAAAAGGCTGCAGACGCAGTGCTTGAGTTTAATACTCGTACAAGTCTAGCAAACTCTGTTCAAGAATTCAATGATAAAAAGGCACTACTTCTTAAATTAGGAGCACAGGCAAAGAACTTTACAGACGAACAGATGACGGAAATTTTAAATAACCAAGATCTTCAAAAGATGATTCTACATCCTGAGTTCAATCAAGAAGAATTTAATCAAAAGCTTAAGCAGGTTGCAGAACAGGCTAATGTTGAGATTGCACTTAAGTCACTAACCATCGATGGCATGAAGGACCTATTCCAAACAGGCTTTAATAATGCTATGAATGAAATTAATGCTAAGGAAACAAAAATCAATATCCAGTTTGAGAATAAAACTGCTGGAGATAATAAGATTATTAAAGATTCTGAGAATAAAATTGCTGGAATCAACTATCAGGTTGGACAATGGCAGGCACAGCTAAAGGGCATTGAGGATCAAGAGAAAACAATCAATGAATCTTATGACAAGCGTAAGGAAGCCTTAAGTACTATCGCTCAAATGAACGATAGAATTTCTAATCAGCAAAAGGGTCAGCTAGGACTTGCACAAGCACTCGCTTCAGGTGATATGGGGGCTGCTGCTCGTGCTGCACAGGATATGCGTTCACAGGCAGCTGGATATGCAATTCAAGACCAGCAGAGTGCACTTGAAGCATCTAGAAAAGATGCTCTTGGTGCTGTAAGAAGCGATAAGGGTTATTCAAGACTTGAAATTGAAACTCAGGTGAAGATACTTAATGATCAAATTTTTAAGATTCAGCAAGACTCACTTATTCCTGCACAAGAAAGAGTAAGACTAGCAACTGTTGAAAGAGATAGACAACTTGAGTTAGTCACATCTCTTGGATTAAATAAGAGTCAGTGGAATGAAATTAAAAATAATATTGACCTTGCAGAAATTGGAACTGGGAAATACCAGCAGTCAATCTCTATTGCTAAGGACCTTGTTGGAGATATGCTTAAGCACTGGAATGATATGCCTAAGACATTCGAAACTCTTTACACAATTCGTCAGAAATATATTACTGAGGGGACTCCTGCTGCTGGTGCACCAACAGTAACAGATACATCTGGAGTTACTGGAGTTGGAAAAGCTGATAAGATTGATAATGGTGGAATCCCATCTGGAGTACCAAGTTCAGCACTAGTGTCTGGATATGGAGCAGTTACTACTGGCCCAACAGCTGCAGAAAAGCAAGCATGGCTATTTGCAGCTACAACTGGTAGAGCATCCTCACTGACACCAGCACAAAGAGCAGCTATTGGGTTTGCAAGCGGTGGTTCTGTTCCTGGAGTTGGAAATTATGACAATACCCCAGCAGTTCTAACTCCTGGTGAATTTGTTATTAATAGAAATTCTGTTGGTAAGTATGGCCGTGGTTTATTAAATTCAATTAACTCTGGAACATATAGAGAACCTTCAATGCCAGCAATGACAGCAGCAGATATCCCTACAGCAGATATTTCAAGAGGAACCTCTATAGTTCAAACATCAAACCACAGTTCAGTGTATAATTATACTCTAACAGTAAATGCAAAAACTGATGCTAATGCTAATGATATTGCTCAAACTGTAATGGCTAAGCTTCGTCAAGTTGGAAGCAATGACCAAAGAATTAGAGGGGTTAGATACTAATGGCATCACAAGCCTATAAAGCAGGCAGACAGAAGTATGCACGTCCACAGGCAATGCTGTGGTCTAATAACCCACCTCAAATTTTATCTAATGAGTATATTCCAATTGGGTATGAGATTGGCTCAAATACCCCAGGAACAACAAAATTGTCAAATGATTTTTTGATTCTATCTGATCATAATCGACAGCCACTTGATTTTAAGAATAATCGTATTGAAACAAGAAAACGTATGATAAATGGCCAAATGAGGGCATATCACGTTGCAGATAAATTACAAATCAATGTATCTTGGGATAATTTGCCATCACGTGGGTTTGCAAGTAAGGCACTATTTAATAATGAAACTGGAGAATCATCTTTGGCACAAGCTGATCAGTTTACAGTAGATGGTGGTGCTGGAGGCATTGAAATGCTAGACTGGTATGAGACACATACTGGATCATTTTGGGTATACCTATCATATGATAAGTACAACCAGTTTTCACCAGAAGATACAGATAGATATACTAGACTAGGTCAATATGCCTATGCTATAAAGATGTTTGTTTCATCTTTTGACTACACTGTTCAAAAAAGAGGCAACGCTGGGCATGATCTTTGGAACATTCAGCTATCACTAGAAGAGGAATAATATGTTTGGCGATGACAAACTTAATCAATATTTAACTACAGCCTCTTCAATCAATGTTCAGTCTAAGGTGTTTGCAGAGTGGAATCTTAACTGGTCGTCCAATATATCTAAAATTGGTAATTATAGATATAGGCCAACCTCACCTTCTGACCCTAACTATATTATTCAGACATCATATGATCAAGATGATTATGCAAACTCTTATACTGGTGCAACAGATGCTGACATTGTAATCGATGGTGGTTATGATAAAAATGACCAACCGCTAGGTTTTATTTCAAAAAAGACAAGAAATAGCCTACTCTATTCACTTGAAGATTGTTTTAATAGATTTAGACCAAGATCTGGCATTAACAAGGCATCCCTATTTTCTGGGCATTTTTTACATCACTCAAATAAAGATATGTATGCACGTCCAAGATACTATATGGCTGACAAAGCAGATAAGTTTAAGTATTGGTCATCATTCCGTACAGAGGCTGGGTATGATCGTGGTCTATCATTTAGATCAGGTAACTCATTCTTCATTGAGGATGCTGCCCCATTTGTGGTTTATAATGAAAAGATTTCTACAAATAGGGTAGTTGTTAAGATGCAGACACATGTTGGAACAAAGGATCTGGGTCCATTCTATACAGCATCATCACAACTAAATGATCCATACTATGGATATGTAAATAGTAGAACTCCTGAATCATGGTCAATCCAATACCTTGAAGATTCTCAGTGGAAAACAGCTATATCATTTACGGCATCTTCGTCTAGAGCAGATGGATCTCCAATTATTGGTCCAGACGGATATGTTGAAATATTTTATGGACTTAATGTTCCACCAGCATATAGAACAATTTTTAATTTTAAAACTGAGATTATTTCAGATACTATGCTTCCGCTTAATCCAAAAGTTGGGGATGCATATTTAGTCAAGATAGATGAAAATGATCTTGGACTATTCCATATTTATACTGCAACTGGTTTTAAAACTTTTACGCCAACATATGGGTGGCAATTGCTAGATGGTGATATTGTAGATTATAGAAATACACTGACAAAAATTTCATCAGCATATTCATATAAAGACTTAATATCAAATAGTATTAAATATAGACAGTTTTCTAACATAAGTGGATTGCGTGTAGTCGTAACAACAATGCATCGAAATGATAGTACTTTTGACTTAATTGAGCTATCCCCAAGACTTTTTGCAGATATGACAGACTATACAGAAAACCTAAGCCTTGATAAGACTGCATCAGATCTTGGTGTATCTGGAATGCCTGTAGGACAACTTCTGACATCAACTGGAAAGATTTCTATGTTTGATTATGATAATACTTTCAATCCAAATTATGATAAAAGTATTATTGGAAAATATCTTAAGCAATCAGCAAAGTTTTTAGTTTACGAACAAATTATTATAGATGATGGATCAAAATATTTAATTCCTATAAAACATCTTTACTCAAAGGGTATGCCAGTATTTAATGCATCGTCAAGATCAGCAGACTTTGATTTAAGAGACTATTTCTCTGTTTTTGAATCCCAGGAATGTCCTGACCTACTAATGCAAGATGTATCATTAAGCGTAGCCATAGCAACACTGCTTGACTCTGTTGGTTTTTCTAACTATAAGTTTTATCGTACTGAGAATGATAATGATCTGATAATCCCATATTTCTTTGTTAATAAAGATAAGTCAGTGGCTCAGGCACTACAAGATTTAGCTATAGCTTCTCAGAGTTCCATGTTTTTTGATGAAGAAAATAATTTTATTGTTATGGCAAAAAATTATATGATGCCAACAATTTCAGAAAGACCAACTGACATGATAGTTAGTGGAGAGCAAACTGGATCACTTTCTGCCAATATAGAAGCAATATCTACAAATGAAACAAAAGCACTTAATGATGGTTCAATCTCATATAAAAATTACTATATTCAAAAAACTACTGGAAAGCTAAAACAGCAAGCACAGTTGGATATAGATCGCACTTGGATTTATAAACCAGTATTACTATGGCAAGCATCTCAGGCTAACTTTACTAAACCACAAAATGATGAATTTGGACAGGGAGCATTCAGCTTAGCTGCAGTACCACTAAATACAACCCTGGGTAATGAAGTTCCAATAGTTAAAAATGGAGTAGTGATTAATAATACTATGGATTTTGGGATGCCAGTACTTTCTGGTCTATCTCGCTATAATGGATATTTCTATGCCAATGGAGAAATCATCAAATATGATGCAGTACAGTTTGTTACATCACAAGGAACTGTATGGATTCAGTCACCACAAGAGTATGCAGACTACTTCTCAAAAATTTCTTTTGGTGGATCGATGTATCCTACTGGTCTAGTAAGAATTTTTGCACAACCATACTACCAAACAGTGAATGGTGTAACTAGATTTAAAGAAGGTCCAGTAGAAAAGCATGGTCGTATGCAATTTGGTACTGGCTATAGAAAAGCAGACGGGACAGTTGAACCATGTGTTCATAATGCTGGACTATCACCTGAGTGGCAAAATGCAACTGTGAATGGATGCAGAATGTCGTTCTCAGATATGCTTTCATCAAAAACTGAAGATGCATTGTCTAAATCTAAGGGTATTTCTTTAGCTTCTACTGGCATTGCAGGCACAAAGGTTGCAGCTACTTCTAAAAGTGGTATTATTAGAAACTTCATGAGCTCTACATATCTTACAGATAAAGACACTAATGCTCTTAAGACAGCACAAAAGGGATCAGTTCAAGCATCAGCTTTAGTATTAGAGGGACCATCGTTTGCTGCAGAAGATAAACCATCAGAATATCTAGCATATATACCTAAGCAGCTAGATTCTAAATTTGTTCATTTTGGTGCAAGGCTTAGACTAATTGGAAAGAAATCTAGCAAGCCAGACTTAGAGAATAAGCAAACTCCAAATGGATCAATGTCATATTTTTCAGATGCATCTATTGGGGCATCATCTGGAGGAATTACAGTTCTAAATAATCCAGCAACTAATGCAGGATATTATTTTGAGCTAATGGCATTGACAAAAGAAAACATGGATGTTGCTGGAGAAAATACACCAATAGCAAATTTAGTATTTTATAAGGTAAAGGGTGGAACTGATTCACTAGCTAATCCAGTTAAGCTGTGGGAAGGTTCATACCCAATTATCGTTGACAATGGAAACTTTACTGGACAAGAAAGAACGTTCGCAGATGGTTCACCTGCATCAACCTATGATATATATGTTGAGTATAAAGATACTGGCAATGTAAGAAGGTTCTACCTATCTCTAAATGGGTCAGTAATTGCAACAGTAGACGATCTAGATCCATTGCCAGTTTATAATAATTTTGGACCATTCATTAGAGGTACCTCAAGACTAATGTTTGAAAATATATATGCATTATCTCAAAACCATTCATTGAACTCAAATGCTAACTTAGAAACACCTATGAATGCAATCTTTACTAATGATTCATCACTTCAAACAAATGAGGTATTAAGAAAATACTCTATGTCTGGTGCGATACAATCTACATATCTTACAGGTATATCTACATCCCAAGATCCAAAGTTTAACATATACTTTGAGGAGTTTGGAACTATAATGAGGGAAGCAGCATACTTCAATATTAGATTTGATAAAGCATTCCCTGCTCTTATGTCCATGCCAGTACCAACTATTACTGGTATGCGAGGGTATACTATGTCTGGGTATAGACCATCAGCATATGGTGCAGAATTCATGATTTTTAATGCAACAGATACATTCCTAGATATTAGTGAGAATAGCACAAACTATCTAAAAATTCAAGGTGTTTCCTTTACTCAATCATCTGAAAGAACTCTAACTGTTGATGAAATCCTAAGCAAGAATTCTGATCTATCAGATGTAGATAATCTGCAGAAAAATATCCTACATTCTCCACAGGCTGCTCAGACCTTGAAAAATCAGCTAAAAGACAGTATTACTATGTATGGTAAAAATGCATTCCAAATTTCATCACCATATATCCAAAGTACTGATGCTGCACAAGAACTGCTATCTTGGCTAATTACAAAGATTAATAAACCAAGAAGAAATATTGGCCTATCCTTATTTGGTGGATCTGTCTTACAGCTAGGAGATATTGTGCAAGTCTTCTGGACAGATAACTCAGGTGTTGATCAGCTTATCAATAGAGATCAAAGGTTTGTTGTCTATCATATAACATACGAGTCTGGACCAGATGGACCATCTACTACAGTATATATGAGTGAGGTAATTTAATGGCTAAGAAAAAAGAACCAACTCCAGCTCCTACAGCAGCTCAGGTTAATGCACATAAAGGAATTACTCCAAGCATACTTCCAAACTTACTCAAGCCAGCTGCAGCACCATCAGTACCACCATTGCTTAAACCAATTGTTAAAGCTGCACCATTGCCAGGAGATAAAGGGTTTATTGGCCCAGTAACTGGAACACAAACCCAGGAGGGAAAAGTAAGAGCTCTTGCAGCATCTGCAAATGCTCCAGGACTTACATCATCACAGAAAGCTGATAGAGCTAGAACACTTGGCAGGGCCCAGGCACAACTTGCCATATATAAAAAGAATCACCCAGAAGATCAGGTAAAGTACGTTCCACCAAAAGTAACCCCAAAGAAAGTTGAAAAAACTGCTCCTAAAAAAAATAATAATGGACCTAAAAATAATAATAAGAATACTAATAATAATAATAATAATAAAAATAATAATGGTCCAAAGGTTGATGGAAATACTACTATTTTAGATGGTGGAGATACTCCATATGATCCATCTAAGGATACTGGAAAAACTGAACTGTTCCCAACACCGTATTCAGCATTCCAGGTTCCAAAAAATGATGGCTCTATTGTTCCAGATGTAGCTAAGCCAGCTGGACCAGAGTTGCTAATGGTAAGTGATGAAAACTATACCCCAGAGTACCTAGAAAAAATACTATTTGAAAATCTTAGCGGAATAGAGATTATCAGTATAGCTAGACATGATGAGGTTGATGGAGCAGATCTGTCTTATTCTCAAATATCAAATCTAGGGAAGGTATCAACTATATATGGCGGAGCAAACCTAATGCTTCTTCAAAATACATCTGAGCAGATAGCAAGAAGGTTCCCAGTAAATATTGATGACTATATACCTACAGATACATCTGACCCAGATGGTCTAAATAGGCCAGTGTATTTTGATGCAAGTGGAAATATAGTCATAGAAATAAAAAATGCAGTATATAACGAACAGGTTGATGTTCAAATTCTACAAGCAAGTAATGGTACAATATACTAGAGGAATATTATGATTACATATAAAGGTCAGTCAATTTTAACTAAATACCTGGTTGGTCAGGCATCATCTTATGCTGCCTACTTAGCTGTAGGGTGTGGAGCTAAGACTAAATTACCAACAGATTCAAATGATGCAATTGAGATCAACACTATAAAGTCAAAGCAAAATCTAGACTTTGAAATGTTCCGTGTGCCAATTTTATCAAGAGGGTATGTTACTGAGCAAGCTGCTGTAGCAGAAATTACTGGTGCTACATATGCAAATGGATATATATTTTATACAATTGATAACTCAAATGCCATCTTCCAATCAGGATCTATTGTTGACATTTCTGGAATAACCCCTGCAGCCTTTAACTTTTCTAATGTATCAGTAAAATTTTCTACACTAAATAGCATTATTATTCAGGCAGATATTCCTTCAAACACTACATATTCCTCTGGCGGAAGCGTATCTTTGAATACAACAAAGGTAGTATTTACAGCAGAACTGCCTTCTGAAGAAAGATATGACATTACAGAAATTGGAATTTTCTCTGCACAAGCTAATCCAGATATTCAGAATACAGATAGTAAGAATATCCTTTCATTTCTTGAGTCGGAAAAATGGCAACAGCATGGAACTACTATTTCAACTCTTCCATCAGTATATACGAACTTGGCACAAAATGAGGCAGATTATATTACTGGTTCATATACAGTAGTTGATGAAGTTACTCTACAACCATCTGTAAAAGAGCTAAAGGCTTTCCACACTAATGCTGATAATGTAATTTTTTCCAACATTAATAGAAAAAACAGATCAGAAGATTGTAGATACCTTAATAATATAGTTTTACTTCGTGGAGACTTATCTAACATAACCAAAGCAAATAATGTTCTTTCTGTATCTGGTGGAGATCATATCCATACTCCAAATACTCAGCTAGCATCTCTTGATAAAAACTCACCATCTGATGAATTAAGAATAGCGTTTTCTTTGATTAATAGGGACGGTGCACCAAAGCAAGATGGAACATTTGATAAGCCAAAGTCTATTAGATTAGTAATTGATTTTGCGGTATCAGAATCTGGATCAGACTATAAGAGACTTGCAATAGATATAGCAGATACTGATGGTGATAAGGTATATGATTTTGATACAAATAGATATTTTGTTATAAAGAAAAAATTAAGTGAACTAATAACATCTGGAACATTTTCATGGTCAGAGGTTAAGTTTATAAAGATTTATGCCTCAATTATCGGCAGCGATGATTTACCTAGCTCAAATTTTTATCTAGGGCTTGACGCTGTAAGATTTGAAAATGTCACAGCAGTTAATCCGCTTTATGGAATGACTGGATATTCTGTGGTAACTACATTAGATGGGCTGCCAATTACAAAGGTGGAAAACGTACCATCGCTAGTAGAGTTTAGATTTGGATTAGACGTAGCATGACAGAAGTTATTAAAAAAGTAAAAATAGATAGAAAGACTATCTCTGAGGTTAATGAATTAAACCAGGTTCTAGTTAGATATAGAATTATCTTTGATAATATCAAATACTCAGCGTATTCTATTTTGCATGCTATAAACAATATTCCTGTAAAGATTGATACGACTGCCACTGCTTTGTTATCTGGTAGTCGAATTCAGATAAACTGGAGTAACATTAATAATTTTAGTACATATGACATCTATGTTAAATATGCAAATGAGTCATCATATGTTTATTTAGATAGAGTATCTTCATTAGCTTATAGCTTTGTGGTACCAAATGGCAAAACAGCATCAAAAGTTTGGGTACAGCTAGCATGCTCAAATAAGACTACACCTACAGCTAAAGTAAAGGTAGCAGAAATAACAGTAGCATGATCTGCTATAATTAATTAGGAGAAAAACATGGGAAGAATATCGCCACCAGACAGAGGTCAACCACTTGATGTTGACTACATTAAGCAAATTGTAGATGTTTGTAATGACCTTGCTAAAAATATTGCAACAACATCAAATTCTATGATGTCAATTGATACTGCTACAAGTGGAAAGCAAACAGTAAAGGTTTCAGAGTCAAGAATTGTTGGTGGATACAAAGAAGTATCTAGTGCAACAGTTGTTAATGGAGAAGCTCAGGTAGACTATTCATTTCAAACAAATTTTCAATATCCACCAATTGTAACTGCTACACCAATTTTAATTCAAGGTGCAGATGCTGGTGGTGCAGTTTCCGTAACTATTAAAACAATTGCTCAAGACAAGGTTACTCTAGGTGTTAGATTTTCTAGCTCTGCAACCAATTTGTCAGTGGGTCTAAATATAATTGCTGTCGGAATACCTTCGATATAATGGATAAGCCCAAGAAAAGATATGGGGCATTAACTCGTGAAGAATATAATAATGCTCCAGTGATCCCTGGAAATAAAAAAGTTTGGTTTTTAAATGGAGATCTTGTTCGCATTCACCACCTAAATAAGTCAAATGGGATTATGTCTGTTTATAACATTACAAAGGACAGGATTGAGTCCTGCCTAATTCATGATTTTAAAAAGAACAGAGAAAGAGCATATACAGTTGGTGAGACTGCTAGTTTAGTTAATCGTCATAAAAAGTATATGCCTTCTTTGGTACGGAGAGGCATTGTTCCTCCTGCTATGGGGTCACAGAAGGGTGGAGAGACTGGCTGGCAAGTCAGGTCATACTACTCTGAGTCGCAAGTTTTTGAACTTCGTGATATACTGGCTTCATATCATATTGGGCAACCAAGAAAAGATAAGCTTGTAACAAATAATATAACACCCACACGCCAAGAGTTGACAAGACGTATGGGGGATGGTATACTTACATATACAAGAACAGAAGACGGACGATTCATTCCAGTATGGTCTGAATCAATCTAGTAAGGAAAACGGGTATGGAAAACGAAAACACTAAAGTTGGTGTAACTCTTGGTTACACTCTAAATCTAGGCAACTTTCAGTCACTAAGGATTGACCTTAATGTGATTGATAACAAGCGTGAGGGTGAGACAATTAACGAAGCATTTGATCGTGTCTACTCATTTGTTGAAACTAAGTTGGCTGAAAAGGTCACAGAAGCTAAGTCTGAAGTAGAATAATGGCTGAACGCAAAGACCGCATGGCTTTGCTTAGTCGTTACTCTAAATTGCACACTCAGCGATTTGAGCAAAAGCCTTCATTAAATTTAAATGTAGAGCAATGGGCTGCTGATGCCCTTATTGAATCATACACTCTGCCATCTTGCTATGACCTATTGGAATACTACTTTTCTGTAGCACAAAATCCCAATTGGAAATATTTTGCAAACTATGCAGGTGATATAATTGATAAACAAAAACAACAAAATGTAGATGATAAAGAGAGAGAAGAGCGTAGAGCAATGGCAAGGAAGTGGCTAAGTGAGTAACACAGAATCAAAATTGATCTCAGCCGTACTTGCTGATAAGCAGATGCATGTACTTCTTCAGGCTAATGTTGATAATATCCTAAAGACACACAAGGATATCTGGAACTTTATTAGACTATATTTTGAAAACAATGCGTCAGTTCCACCAGTATCTTTGGTTGTAGAAAAGTTCCGTGATTTTCAGCCAGAGGCAAGTGTTGGTGCTACAAAGCATCACCTAGAAGAACTACAGGCTGAGTACATGACTGATAGCCTTAAGGATATCATTCGTACTGCTGCTGCAGACATTCAGGCTGATAAGGGAGTAGATGCACTTGAAGCACTAATCTCTAAGACATCAGAACTACGTAAAAATACTGCTGCAATTCGTGATATTGATGCAACAGACCTTGAGTCAGCAGTTGCATATTATGAGAATGTAAAAAAACAAGCAGAGCTGGGTCTATCAGGAATCAAGACTGGATTACCAGGATTTGATAACTACTTACCTGCTGGAATTATGCCAGGACAGCTAGGTGTTATGCTTGCATATCCAGGTATTGGTAAGTCATGGCTATCGCTATATTTTGCGGTACAGGCATGGAGGCAAGGCAAATCACCTATGATCGTATCACTTGAAATGAGTGAGACAGAAGTTCGTAACCGTGTATTTGCTATTATGGGAGATGGCCTTTGGTCACACCGCAAGCTTTCATCTGGTCAAATTGAAATTGAAGACCTTAAGATGTGGCACAAGAAGGCCCTTCAAGGTAAGCCAGAGTTTCACATTATTTCTAACGATTCTGGTGGAGAAGTAACGCCATCTGTATTACGTGGAAAGATTGATCAATATAAGCCAGACTTTGTAGTCGTTGACTATCTTCAGCTTATGAGCCCAAATCAAAAGTCAGACAATGAAACTGTACGTATGAAGAACTTGTCTCGTGAACTAAAGCTCATGGCTATTAGTGAAGAAGTACCAATTATTGCAATTTCGTCTGCTACTCCTGATGATGTTACAAAGCTTGATACTGTACCTACTCTTGGACAGACTGCCTGGTCACGTCAGATTGCATACGATGCTGACTGGGTACTTGCTCTGGGTCGTGGAACTAACTCTGATATCATTGAGTGTGTATTCCGTAAGAACCGTAATGGATTTATGGGTGAATTCCTTGTTCAGGCAGATTTTGACAAGGGATACTACAAGTACAAGGACTTTGAGGATAATTAATGTATACCACTGATCAAATCAAAAAGGTACTAGTAGGTTCTGGTATTGACATTGAAAAGGAAGTAGATACTGATTATATTATCTTCTGCCCATTCCATGCCAATAATAGAACTCCAGCTGGTGAAGTAGATAAGAACTCTGGAAAGTTCTTTTGTTTCTCATGCCACCATGTAGCTGATTTGGTAGAAGTTGTGATGCATACAACTGGTAGAACATATTTTGAAGCAGCACGTTTCATTAAGGCTAGAGAAGGACTTTCGTCAATTACTAATGATATTGAAAAGAAGTTGATTACAGTTCCAGACTATACACAGTATGATCAGGTATTGATTAAGAGATTAAATCTTCAGGCATTAGAGTCGCCAAGAGCAATGCGTTACTTTAATGGCAGAGCAATAACTGAAGCAAGCGTAAAACTATTTCAGCTTGGTTTTTCTGAGAAGCAGGATATGGTAACTGTTCCTGTATCAGCACCAGATGGAATGGAAGTAGGATTCGTTGGAAGATCCATTGAGGGTAAGGATTTTAAAAATACCCCAGGACTTCCAAAATCAAAGATTTTGTTTAACCTACATAGAGTAAAAACATCTAGTAAGGTATACGTTGTTGAGTCATCTTTTGATGCTATTAGGCTGCACCAATGTGGTTTGCCAGCTGTAGCAACCCTAGGGGCTAACGTATCGACTAAACAAATAGAACTTCTTCGCAAATACTTTAACTCTGTATTTGTAGTTGCAGACAATGACGAGGCAGGCGGTAACATGAAAGATAAGATTGTTGAAAATCTTAAGTCCATGGTTACTGTAATCAAGTTAGACAGCAAGTACAAGGACATTGGAGATATGAGCGATGAAGACATAAAAAAGCTAGATATGTCATTTGACAAATCAATAATGGCTATGCTAAACTAATACAACAACAAACAATAAGGAGAACACCATGGGTGTAATTAAAGGGCTAAAGGATATCAATGCAATCCTTGATAAGCCAAAGTATGAAAACACTGGAGCAAAAGTTCGCTGGGTAAAGCTAGCTGATGGTCAAGCTGCAAAGATCCGCTTCGTTGAAGAGCTGGACTCTGATTCTGCACACTACGATGAAAAGCGTGGTATGTCTGTGGTAATTGCACAGCACACTAATCCAAAGGATTACAAGCGTATGGCTGCTTGTACTATGGAGACAGAAGGTCGCTGCTTTGCTTGTGAGATGGCCCGTAAGGAGCCAAAGGCTGGTTGGCGTTCAAAGCTTCGCTTCTACTGCAATGTTCTTGTTGATGATGGACTAGAGGCACCATATATTGCTGTTTGGTCACAGGGTGTTACCAAGCAGTCTGCATTTAACACTATTCGTGAATATGCACTTGAGACTGGTTCTATTTCAAACCTAGAGTGGAAGCTAAAGCGTAATGGTCAGGGAACTGAGACCAACTACACACTTCTTCCTACTAAGCCAGACTCAGAGCCATTTGTATGGGGAGACTATGAGTTCCACAACCTTGAGAAGGTTGTTCGTGAAGTACCTTATCCAGAGCAGGAAGCATTCTACTTTGGTTTCGATACTCCATCTGTAACATCAACCAACATTGATTGGTAATTAAGTTTGATTTGGGGGTAACTTCGGTTGCCCCCATTTCATCTTTTTAGCTTGACAAATAATAATAAAAATGCAATAATTATATACACAACAATTTAGATAAAGGAAATTATGAGTTACGCTGGCTTGCATGTCCACACACACTACTCGCTATTTGACGGAATTGCAACACCACAGGAATATGTGGATCGTGCCGTAGAGCTGGGAATGCCAGCAATTGCAATCACTGACCATGGAAGTCTATCTGGACACCGTGAAATGTATCGTGCTGCTAAAGAAGCAGGAATTAAACCAATTTTGGGTATCGAAGGGTATATTACAAAAGACCGCTTTGACCACACAGACAAGAAGGAAAACAACGACCCTCTTGATCTAAACTATAACCACCTTATTATTATTGCAAAGAATGCTAAGGGTCTACAGAATCTAAACAAACTTAATGAGATTGCTTGGACCGAAGGATTTTATAAGAAGCCACGTATTGACTGGGACATCCTAGAGCAGTACAAGGATGGGCTCATCATTACATCTGGATGTCTGTCTGGTGTTTTGGCTAAGGCAATTGAGGCTAATGAGTTTGCATATGCCAAGGAGCACATTCAGAAGTGTAAGGCTATCTTTGGAGATGATTACTACATTGAAGTTATGCCACACAACCCACCAGAGATTAATAAGGCTCTGCTAGACCTAGCAGATGAATTTGGCATTAAACCTGTTGTAACACCAGACTGCCATCACTCTGATCCATCACAGAAGGAAATTCAAGAGCTAAAGCTAATTCTTAATTCATACTCAAACAAGGTTGAAAAGGGTGCTACATACGAAGGATCAAAGAAGTATGACAATCTTATGGACCGTCTAGATTATCTATATGGTGCAGACCGTCAGATGTCATTTAATAAGTTTGAGATTCATCTACTATCTGATGAGGAAATGCATAACGCCATGAAGGCACAGGGTATTGACCGTGAAGATATGTATGAAGCTACTCGTGAGATTGTTGATAAGGTAGAAGATTATAAGATTAAGGATCATCAGGACCTTCTTCCTGTACAGTACCAGAATCCAAATCAGGAACTGCGTGACCTTGCACTTGAAGGTCTAAAGCAGCGTGGTATTGAAACTGAAGAATATATGAAGCGTCTTGATGAAGAGCTAGAGGTTATTGAGGCAAAAAACTTTGGACCATACTTTCTAGTTGTTCGCTCTATGATTTCATGGGCTAAGAAAGAGGGAATTATGGTTGGCCCAGGCCGTGGTTCTGCTGCAGGTTCACTTCTATGCTATGCCCTTGGTATCACTGATATTGATCCAATTGAGCATGGACTCCTATTTTTCCGATTCATTAACCCAGAGCGTAATGACTTCCCAGATATTGATACTGACATCCAGGACTCACGCCGTGAAGAAGTAAAGGATTACCTAGTACGTCAGTATAAGCATGTTGCATCTATTGCTACCTTCCTACAGTTCCGTGGCAAAGGTATGGTTCGTGATATTGCACGTACCCTAAACGTACCACTAGCAGATGTTAACAAGGTTCTAAAGGTTGTTGATGACTGGGATGACTACTGCTCTTCAAAGCAGTCAGCATGGTTCCGTGAGAAGTATCCTGAGATTGAAACTTATGGAGACCTTCTGCGTGGCCGTATTCGTGGTACTGGTATCCACGCTGCAGGTGTTGTAACATCAAAGCAGCCTATCTTTAAGTTTGCACCATTAGAGACTCGTACGTCTCCAGGTAACAAGGAGCGTATCCCTGTTGTAGCGGTAGACATGGAAGAAGCAGAACGTATTGGTCTAATTAAGATCGATGCACTTGGTCTAAAGACTCTGTCTGTACTTAAAGATACTCTTAATATTATCGAGGAACGTCATGATAAGAAGATTGACCTACTATCTGTAGATATGGATGATGCCAATGTCTATCGCATGCTTTCTGATGGGTATACTAAGGGTGTCTTTCAATGTGAAGCTACTCCATACACCAACTTGCTTGTTAAGATGGGTGTAAAGAACCTAGCAGAACTTGCTGCTTCTAATGCCCTAGTTCGCCCAGGTGCTGCCAATACAATTGGTAAGGACTACATTGCTCGTAAGCAAGGTCGTCAAAACATTGATTATAAGCACCAAGTTATGAAGTCATTTACCGCAGAAACCTATGGATGTATTCTATATCAGGAACAGGTTATGCAGGCTTGTACAGAACTTGGCGGTATGACAATGGCTGAGGCTGACAAGGTTCGTAAGATCATTGGTAAGAAGAAGGATGCAAAGGAGTTTGACCAGTTTAAGGACAAGTTCGTTAAGGGTGCATCACGATTCCTATCGCCAAACGTTGCTGAAGACCTATGGACAGACTTTGAGGCACATGCTGGATACTCATTTAATAAGTCTCACGCTGTAGCCTACTCAACGCTTTCATACTGGACAGCATGGCTAAAGTATCACTATCCTCTAGAGTTTATGTATTCAATTCTCAAGAATGAGAAGGACAAGGATGCACGTACAGAGTATCTAATCGAAACAAAGCGTATGGGAATCTCTATCAAGCTTCCACACGTAAATGATTCAGATGCTGACTTTAAGATTGAGGGTAAGGGTATTCGATTTGGTCTAACTGGTATTAAGTATATCTCTGATAATATTGCATCAAAGTATATGGCTGCTCGTCCATTCAATAGTTACAAGGAACTTGAAGAGTTCACCTTTGGAAAGGGTAATGGAGTTAATAGTCGTGCACTACAAGCAATGAGAGTTATTGGTGCTGCTACTTTCCAAGATCAACCACGCAATGACCAGGAAATTCGTGAAAACCTATATGAATATCTAAATCTTCCAGAGTTCAACATTACAGTGCCACAGCACTATCATGCATTCATTAGTGATGTTGAAGAGTTTGAAGAGAAGGGTTCATTTATTCTAATGGGCATGGTTAAGGAAATTAAACGTGGTAAGGGATGGTCTCGTGTGGAGATTCTAGACAAGACTGGTAGCGTTGGAATCTTTGATGAAGAGCAGACCACAATTGAGACTGGTAAGACATATCTTATTCTTGCAAGTGATAACCGTATTACTGAGGCAATTCAAATTGACGATATTGGCAAGGTAGAGTCAGCACTAGTTAAATATTTGAACTATAAGCAATTACCTTATAAGGATGAAGAAATGTTTGTAGTATCTTTCAAGCCACGCATTACAAAGGCTGGCAAGAAAATGGCTACATTGACAGTAGCAGATGCATCTAGAGAGTTGCACCCAATTACGGTGTTCCCTACAGCATTTGCAAAAGCATATATGAAGATTCAAGAAGGGTCTGCATATAAATTTGATTTGGGTAAAACCAAGGATGGAACAGTAATTATGGAGGATGTACATGCAATTTGATGATTGGGCAGAAGAGTTACACAAGACTGCAGTAGAAAAAGGCTTTTGGCCAGAAGACGTAGATGATATCTTTATCACAAAACAGCTAATGATGATTGTGTCAGAAGCTGTAGAGGTAATGGAAGCTATTCGTAAGGATAAGGGAGAAGATCAGGTTGCAGATGAAATGGCAGATATTCTTATCCGTACTCTAGATCTGTATGCAGGACTTGTAGAAAACGGGTATACTAGAACTTCCCTAGATTATGCTATGGAAAAGAAAACTAATTTTAATAAGACTAGACCAGAAAGACACGGAGTGAGATTCTAATGATTAAAGTATATACAAATGAAAACTGCGTACAGTGTGACCAGACAAAGAAGTTCTTGGATAGCGAAGGAATTGCATATGAGGTTAAGCCATTTGCAGAAAATCCAGATGATCTAAAGCGTTTTGTTGATCTTGGATTCAGAGCAGCACCAATCGTAGAAACAGAAAATGACGTTTGGTCTGGCTTCAAGATTGATAAGCTAAAGTCTTTGAAAGCAGTAAACTAATGACAGTTACAGTAGAAGACGTATTAGCACAACTAAATCCAAAACTAAGAAAAGGAATTATGATTGGTGACTCTGTTCCAGAGACAGAGTATCAGCCAACTCCTAGCTTTGGTCTAAATAGAGCACTCAATGGTGGATTACCATATGGTCGTCAGGTACTTATCTGGGGATCAAAGTCATCTGCTAAATCATCTGTATGCCTTCAGACAATTGCCTTAGCACAAAAAGAGGGAAAAGTCTGTGCATGGATTGATGCTGAAATGTCATATGATAAGTCATGGGCAGAAAAGCTTGGGGTAGATACTTCAAAGCTTATTGTGTCTCAAGCACGTACAATCAACGACATGGTAGATGTAGGAACACAGCTTATGAATGCTGGGGTAGATTTGATTGTTGTTGACTCAATCACATCATTGCTTCCTGCAATCTATTTTGAAAAGGATTCAGATGAACTTAAGCAACTAGAGAATACGAAGCAAATTGGTGCAGAAGCACGTGACTTTAGCAATGCCGTTAAGATGCTTAATTATGCTAATAATAAGGTAAAGCCTACACTGCTTATTTTTATCAGCCAGTCTCGCAATAATATTAGTGCTATGTATACTAGCCAGCAGCCTACAGGTGGAACATCTGTTAAGTTCTACTCGTCTACCATCATTAAGCTATTCTCATCTGAATCAGATAACCAAGCTATTAAGGGTAAGATTCAGGTTGGAGATAAGCTTCTTGAAGAGAAAATTGGACGTAAGGTACGTTGGGACTTGCAGTTCTCTAAGACATCTCCAGCATTCCAAGGTGGGGAATATGACTTCTATTTCCGTGGCCCAGAGGTTGGAGTAGATAGCATTGGTGACCTAGTAGATACCGCTGAATCAATTGGCATTATCAATAGAACTGGTGCATGGTATCAGTTAGAAGACGGTACAAAGATTCAGGGTAGAGAAGCATTTATAGCAAGAGTTAAAGAAGATCTAGACCTACAAGATTCAATTAGGGCAAAGCTAAATGGCTAAGTACAGTATTTATTCTGGTGAATTTCTTTGTCATACATGTAAAGAAGTAGTAAAAAGTCTAAGATTATACCCAGAAACCTATGAGGTAAGTTGGATGTGCTCACAAAAACACTTAACAAGTGTTATAATATATAGAAAGAAAACAAAAAAGGACTATGAGCGAGAAGAATGAAAGCAAGCGTATTGGTGCCAAGCAGCACAAAAACTCTGGTAGAAATACCCACAAGGGCGATGCCACGTGGAAAAACTTTACAGTGGACTTTAAAGAAGTCGGAAAATCTTTCACCATTAACAAAGAGGTTTGGGCTAAAGCAAGCACTGATGCTGTTAGGAATGGCAACGATCCTGCTATTTTCATCATTCTTGGTAACGAGGGTATTAGAACACGCTTGGCTGTTATTGAGTTGTCCCTGCTAGAACAAATAATGGAGGAGCACAATGAGTAATCAGATTGTTTCAAATTTTTTGACAGCAGAAGAGATTAGGCAAATCTCAGATATTGTATACCATGAACTTGAAACACGAGAGCGTGTAAGGGACAACGACTATGAAGCATACCATTCTAATGCTGCAACATATCAGCCATGGTTTGGAAGACTTCAGCTACATGATCTAGCACATTTAATCCCACAAGAAATTATGAATAAAGCTCTTAATTTTTCTAAAGAGCATTGGATTTATCCAGAATATCCCATGGAGTTTACTGGAGTCACATTCATGAGATGGTCAAATGAATTCAAGGAAGATAGAGGAAATCCGTTTCTTGGGGTACACCTTGATAGTAACAATAACCTAGGAATATTGCTAGATTATCAGCTTAAGTCAAATACAGATTGGCCATTAGCTATTGAAAAAGATGTGTACGAAATGAAGGATAATGACATGGTATATTTTTATCCAACAGATCAGTACCACTGGAGAGTAAATAAAAACTGGTTAGATGGAGAATTTGTCGATGTTTTGTTTTTTGAATATGGTGCTGTTGGCAAGCCAAGAACAGAACAAGATGAAGATATTAAAAAAGAACTTGCAGATTATAGGGATTCTTTAGGAACATGGTAATTAAACCTCCAACTTTTGAGCAGGGACTGATACCTGCAGAGGAATGCATAAAATTTGCATCAATCATAAATGACTTTAAGGCAATGATGCCAGATAAGCCAGTTTGGGATGAAACTGATGATTATTCTGATATGCCACAAACACTTGGATTTGGTAAGATACTTAACTCAAGAATGGGAAAAATTTATTTTCAGATACCAATAGTAAAAATCCCATCAAACATCTTAGATCTAGTAACTAAGGCAGCTAACGATTTTGAGCCAGGGGTAGAAATACATTCAGTCACGTATACAGAATATTCGTCAGAATATGGTACCCCATCGTTGAGCTATCATACTGACAGGACTGATGACCTACTACTTGTTGATCTGCAGATTAGCTCTAATACGATATGGCCACTAGGGGCCAATGGAGAGCTATATGACATGAATGATGGAGATGCCCTAGTCATAAGATCTGGTAGCACTGTTCATGGTAGACCAGAGAAGATATTTAATCCTGGAGAACATGTCGCAATGATATTCTTTGATTTTTTAAGACAGCAGTAGCATAAAAAACGATTTTGTACTATAATATATACAAGGAGAAACATGAATAATATAAAAATGAATCCAATGACGGGTATGCCATATAATCCAGCACCAATGCATGAGTACCTTACTGGATTTGACAAATATAACAGAGAGCTGCCGATTTATATTGAAAAGCCATTCAATGAAGAACAAATTGCAACACTTAGAGAAGTTATTGAAAAGAATAGAAGACTTATGGATGGGGATGACAAATATACCCCAATGCCTGGCAGTCATGAAGAGTACTATGGTCCAACAAGATATCATCCAAAAAAGATTACTCATATGTCAAGGCTTCTTATTGAGTTTGATTGCCCACCTATCGTTGAGCAGGCTATGGATGAATATTGTAAGCCACTACATAAAGATCCAATTCGACTAACACACTACAACTACATTGATTATGATATGAAGTATGGTAATGGTGTTGCTGCACCAGCATTGCCACCACATCTAGATGCTGATGAAAACCTAGTCACATTTAACTATATGATTGGCGGTAACGTAGATGATTGGACTCTATGGGTAGATGATAAGCCATATGATCTTAAGCTAGGAGATGCTATTATCTTTAGTGCTGTAAATCAAGTACACTGGAGAGATAAGCGTAAGTGGAAGCCAGGAGAATTTGTAGAAATTGTAAGTTTTGATTATTGTCCAGTAACAAACTATCGTTGGTTGGGGCTAGATAATCCTATTGATGGAAGAATGAATCCAGAAGGCAGAGAAGAGTATCAGAGAGTACTTTCAGAACATCCTGCCATGAAGTCTGGTTGGAAAATCTATACAGATAGAGGAGCAGAACTTGGGTTTGGCCCAGGGGAAATTGCAGGATTTGCTAATGAGTAATGAAACAACTTTAGATATGATTAATGGTCTTGCAGAAATTGCAGACTACATGCAGGATGAAGAACTTACAACAGCTCTGACTTTTATTGCAAAACTAATAGTAAAACCAGACATTCCTTTGAATGTCGCAACAATTGAAATTGTACGCCTCCAGGCAATTGCTGCTAAAATGTCTTTTAAGGCAACTTGGATGGCTAACGTAGATAAGGGAGATAGAGCGAAGAAGAATTTGTACTTTACTGCTGCAGAATCAATCAATAACTTGGTTGCTGCCTTGAAGTACATAACTCGCTAAGTGGTATTATGGCTAAGAACCTATTAAGTCAGGTAATGTTGAAAAAGATTGATAACAATCCAGCAGCATTCCTAGATACAAAAGAATTTATTGCAAAGCTTGAGAGTGGATACACTATCAGCCGTGTAGCTAAATTCCAAAAAAAGAAAACATTTGCACCAAGTACAATTGCATACTCTCATGGAGAATGCCCTAGATACTGGTATCTTGCATTTGATGGCGGAATCTTTGAAGATTATGCTGATGCATTTGGTGTAGCTAATATGACAAATGGAACTTTGTCACATGGAAGAATTCAGGATGCTATGTTGGCATCGGGAGTCGCAAAGGAATTTGTTGACGATAATGGTAACAAGACTACTGAATTTAAAATTATAAGTAATGATCCTCCTATCTTTGGTTATGGAGACGCAATGCTTGAGTGGATGGGTGACGACATTGTTGGAGAAATTAAAACCTCTAGTAGTGAAGCATTCGAATACCGCAAAGCTGCAGGTAAGCCAAAGAATGGTCACCTAATTCAGCTATTGATCTATATGAAGATCCTTGGCAAGAGCAAGGGTGTAATTATTTATGAAAATAAAAACAATCATGAGCTATTGGTATTACCAGTTGAGGTAACACCAGGTAGCTATTATGTATCGTGGGTAAACAATGCATTTGATTGGATGCGAGCAGTTCGTAAGGCTTGGACAGATAGGACAATGCCTGAAAAGAACTATCGCTCTAATTCAAAAATCTGTAAGACATGTCCCCTAAAGGCTGTCTGTTCAGAAGCTGGCAAGGGAGATATAAAGATCAAATCTCTGGAGCCACTTGATGAAACATTGTCAGTATTGTGATACTTACTTCACACCAAACACATCCTACCAAATCTACTGTTCTAGCGGATGTCGTGAACTAGCTACTAAAGAAAAGATAGCACAACGATATGAGCAGACTAGAAGAGAGAGAAGGAGAAGCAAAGTTAGACAGTGTAAGGTCTGTGGTTCAGAACTGTCAATGTATAACGATGATGTAACGTGTGATGGATGCATAATTGTTCCAAAAGAATTTAGTAAAATATTAAGACAAATAAAGGGAATCGCAAATGGTAAACTTGTCCTTGATGACGAATCAACCACACAAGATCTGGGCGATTGACGCAAGTACCAACAGTCTTGCCTTCAGTATATTTGAGGGCAAGGCTTTGGTTGCTTTTGGCAAGATTAATTTTAGTGGCAAGACAACCTATGAGAAGGTTATAGATGCTTGTAAAAAAACTAAAGCGTTCATGAATGAGTATGGATATCCAGAAGCTATTGTAATTGAACATACTGTATTTATGAATAGTCCAAAGACAGCAGCTGATCTGGCATTGGTACAGGGAGCACTTTTAGGTGCAGCAGGCATCACTGGTACAAATGAGATCAGGTCTGTGGCACCAATTACATGGCAAAACTATATTGGTAATAAAAAGCTAACTAAGGAAGAAAAGTTTGAGCTTAAGAAAAAGTTTCCAGATAAAAGTGATTCATGGCTTAAAGCACATGAGCGAAATCTCAGAAAAGAAAAAACTATTAATTATATTAATATTCAATATGATAGGCTGGTCAGTGATAATGACGTTGCTGATGCTATTGGTATTGGGCATTATGCGATAAATAACTGGGGGAAGTTGACAAACTAATGGCAAAGTTGTATACTAATGAAGCATGGTTAAGAAAAAGATTTCATGTAGATAGAAAGTCTCCAGAACAGATAGCACAGGAATGTGGTGTAAGTGCTGAGACTATATATGTTTATTTAGCAAAATTTGGATTAAGGAAATCAAGAAGATGAAAAAATTTATTGGGTATGGACTAGTAGTTGCTGTAATGGCAGGACTAGGATTGTGGATTGCAATGCCAACGATCAATCAGGATAATTGTATTCACGTGTATGTTGAGTTTGGTGCTCTAGACAATAATAAGAAGTCAGAAAAGTGTGTTAATTCTTCACAGGCTATGAATGCCCTAGACGTTATGAATTATGCAGGAATTGACATTTCTGGTACCAAGAAGTATGGCAATCAGATCGTATGTCGTTTGGACAATATGCCATCTGCGACAAAGCCAATTGGGCTAAAGGGCCACGAAGACTATATTGAGTCATGTACAGATATGCCAGCAGAGTTCGCATACTGGGGTGTATTCGTTAAGCCATATAAGAAGGCAAATGTACCACTTGACTTCCATACAGGATGGAACTGGGCAGAGACTGGAATTGATAAGGTAACTCTAAATCCAGGAGACAGCATTGGCTTGGTATTTCAGGCAAATGAAAAGGTATCTCTACCACAGGAGTAGTTTTGGCAAGAAAAAAGCAAATAGCAATAGCAACAGAGACTAAGTTCTTGAGAGAACACACAATGCTCTGTGACGGATTTGAAATAGTCCGTGGTGATATAATTAAGGTAAGTGGACAGTATGGTCTCAAATTCAAATTTGATGCTGTAGTGACCAATACTGAAACTGGTTCAAAATGGGTAGACTGCTTTGAACTATTCAGAGGGCAGTCGCAATGCTTTAGATCTTTTGATATGGGTCAGGTAAAGCGAATCCCACAAAGAGGCAAGAGAGGTAGAAAGCGTGTCATCCAAGACTAAGTACTTTGACAATCCAACTAATGTTTGGGTTATCGATGACTTTTTTACAGAAGAATTGGCTAATGAGTTGGCTGAAAACTTTTATGAATATGATGATGAAAGATGGTTGACACGCAATCACTCAGAGTTTGAAGAAAAGCTTTTGTCAACACATTGGGATTGGTATCCTGCTGTGTTGTACAAAACTTTCTTTGATCTTGCTTCACAAGATTTTGTGAATATCCTTGAGGATATGACTGGAATAGATAATCTAATTGCAGATTATGGATTGCATGCAGGTGGTATGCATCTGCACTCTAGCAATGCTAGGCTGAATCTACATCAAGATGCAAAGCTTCACCCAAAGCTTGGCTTAGTAAGAAAACTTAATATTATAGTTTATTTAAATAAAGATTGGCAAGAATCCTGGGGTGGAGAACTAGAATTCTGGAATAGCATAAGCGGAGAGCCAGGAGAAAAGGTATTCTCAGTATGGCCAAAGTTTAATCGTGCAGTTATTTTTCAGACAGATAATGACTTCTGGCATGGTCTTCCAGAAATGATTGCTGCT